CCTCTTGAGAATTTTATTTCGATCAATCGGTGTTTCAATTTGAAATGAAGGTTTCATAATTATCATATTCTTTATCCTTTCACATATTCCATTATAGCACCAGCTTTATAAAAAGCATTCATTCCAATTCTATCGTCACAATAATATTTCATATCATCTTCTTTTTTTATATAAAAATCTATAAAAAATTCTATCTCATTTAGAATAGGTTCTGTTTTTTCATGCAGACTAAAAATTGAATTATTTTTTCTATCAAGCCTTTTTATTTCCTGCTCGATTAGATCGCAAATAATTACACCATATTCACCATAAATTTTAATACTCCGTCTTTTTATTTCATCAATCCATGATAATTTAAAAGTATACAAAATAGCATCTTCTTGTTTTTCGATTAAAGCAAATACAATCTTATTTCCATCATCAATCAATTTAGGGGTGCAATACCCAAAGTCACCAAGCCTAAATAAATAATATGATAAATCGAAGTCATGAATGCCCACATCATAAATAATTCCCTCACGTTTCCTTTTATAATTTTCTACGTTGTTCACACGCTCAAATGCTATATGATAAATCTTTCCAACACCATATAATGGATCATTCAACATCCTCTTTAAGTGTGTTACCACTGGGTTGAATCTCTCCACAAATCCTGTCATACAATTCTGATAATTTTTTAAGATGCATAATTCATCTTCATCCAATGTTGCTGGCTTCTCTACAAGAAATGGCTTTTCCTGATCCATTACTTTTCTGGCAATCGCAAAATGTGTGTCTGTTGGTGTTGCTATTATAACACCATCTGATAATTCAATCAAGGAATTCACTCCAATTGAAATATCAGAATATATACCCAGTAAATCAGGATTTTCATCATACACAAGTATTCTATCTATCTTCTTTTTCTTTTGAAGTTCTTTCAATACTCGTAAATGAATCTGCCCCATATTGCCCAAACCAATAAGACCTATTGTCATTTATTCCTCCAACTTCCTAAACGTAAAATCAACCTTAAGTTTTTTCATACCTGTTTGATACTGCACAAGTCGTTCTTTCAACCAAGAAATTTCAAATTCATCTCTATTATGTTCTCGTCTCCGCTTTGCTTTTCTATATGCATCATACATAAATTCATATGCAAGCCCGATTGCTGTTTTTTCATTTTCTGTAAGTTTCATTTATTCCTCCAGATATTTTTAATCACGTTCAAGAATGTGTATCCATATCGTTTCTTCAAGTATTGCTTTACTTTACCAAGATTAAAACCCCATTCTATCATCTCATAATCAGATAAGAAAAACATAGGGAATGGTTTCCTTAAAGAGCTTGTACTAATAATTTTTAATGGATACCCCAATTCTAATAAAACATGTCTTCTTAAATTTGCTGATGGTTGTCTTTTTATACTTTCAGTATATACCAACAATATAATTGAGCGTCCTTTTTTTCTGAAATACTTTAAAAACGACTTCACCCCTTTTCTTGCTCTACCCAAGTTATTCATTTTCTTATTCTCATAAATGGGTAATGTAAAAATAGCATTCCAAGAAATTAAGATCGTTTCTTTTTTCTGTCGTATGTCCATTCTCTTATTTCTCCTAATAAATTTATCAAAGGTAAAAATGCAGCATTATCATTTTTTACTAATACATCTAATTGTTGATGCATATAAGCATAGTCAATTAAAAAATAATCTTCCCTACAATTTACATACTTTGCTGCTCTCCCCATACTTCTCCATCTAATGTATGCCTTTAGACAATTATATTGCTTTTCTGTCAATTTCTCCTTGCATTCATAATCTATTATCTTATAGTCTTCCTTAAAAAAGAAATGACAGTACTTATCTAATAATAATTTTAATCTTTTAGCCACTACATATTCTCGATGCTTTTTCCATGATTTTAATAATAGATCGTCCCCTCTTTTTCTAAATACACTCTTTAGAATGAGTCTTTGCTCTTTTGGTGTAAAGAATTTTCTCATTATAACAGAGACTTTACCAAAATCTTTTTTCACTCGTCTTTCATGAGCAAGCCGTTCTTCAATACTCTCTCTTTCATAATCAGGAAAATCTTCTATGTTCATTCTGTAACCTTCTTTACATCAGCAATTGGGATATTCTTTAAAACAAATCCATTCTTATTGTATACCTGAACACCCACTTCCCCATGCTCTTTGTCAATTTCAATTACAAATCCATAAAACCCGTTAAATATATCCCCTGATATTGCAACTTCGTCATCCACTTTTAGATCAATTTTCTTTGGTGTGTCTGAATAGTTTTTACAATACTCATGAATATCAATTATTTGCTTGTCTGAAATTACATATGGAATTCTTTCACATTTTTCTGTATCTTTGTTTTTTACTACTTCCCTAAGTATTCTACAATTCGATGATTCCTCTATCTCTTCAATAAAACGAAGGCAATCATAATTCAATTCAGGTATATTTATAAATCCATAAATCTCATAAATATTATCTATGGCAACCCCAGGCGAAACAACACAAGGGAAGTAAAAATCGATATCAGCTATTTCTTTACAATCGTAAATAGAAATATCTTTACATCGTTTTTTCAAGTTATCAAGAAATTTCTCGTTCTTTTGTTTGTCTTTTGCTATTTGTATAACATACCACATTATTCTTCCTCTTCAAAGAAATAGTTTTCAATAGCTCCTACTCTGTTCTTACCATGATTCTTACCTCCGCATTCACATTTACATAATTTACTCTTAGCATTGTGACATCGATCTCCACATTTCTGGTGCTTATGTGCTTTTATATTTTCTGTACCAATAAAATTCAGATCATCCCTCATATCCTACCCCTGGTAGCATAGGAATCCCTGATTTCTTTATTTTACTTTTTTTATTTATTCCTATTTCCAATTCCTGAAATCTGTCCCATTCAAGTATCACAACAGGTTTTTTGAATTCCTTGCACTTATACACAATCAAAATATTTGTGTCTTTCTTCTTGTTTGCAAGTGCTTGCTTCACTGTTTCTTTTATATTGAAACTTTCTGCATTCTTACATTCACATGAATATGAAAACAAATCTGCTGCTTCACCTCGCAAGACCACATCTGTCCCAGGCTGACCCATTTCTCGCGAATGTATCAAGCAAGAATCGTCTGATTGATCATAAGGAATACCAGTCATTTCTGATATCTTTTGACACAACCATTTCTGTAATCCTCTGCCCTTAGCTTTACGGCTTGATATTTTTATCGGTTTTTTATTATACAATCGTCTTAGTTTTTTTAAGACTGAATCCTTAATCATGCCATTCAATAAATCGAAAATCTCATTGTCTTCAATTTGTAAGCTTTTTGACATTTAGCATCTCCGTTGCTTCCTTCATAGATTCAATAACAGACACACCATTCACATTTCTATAATATGCATCAAACACATGAGCAAGCCCAAGCATAGCATAGAATAAAATATAATTCTCTTTACAGTTATCAGAACAAACAAGAGTGTCTGCTATTTCCTTTATCGGTTTTCCACTCGTTAATAAATGTAAATACTCTTTAAACATTGGGTTCATTTCTTCTGCATCTCTTATACCAAAAGATGCAAACACTTCCTCTATTGATATTTCATCGGGCGATTTGTTTTGATCTCGTTCTCCAGCTGCTCCCATTTTTCCCTCACTCTCCGTGTAAGCTCTGATTGTAGATTTTTCTCTTCAATGTACTGCACCAATTCTATCTTAGACATAGTTTTCCCAAATATTGAATTGAATTTATTTGCCAATTCTCCTTCAATCTTTGATAATGTCCAATCAAGCATCTTTGTCTTATTTTCTTTTTTATCTTCTTGATATTCATCATATAGATTATTTTCTAACAAGAATGCTTTGAGATTCTGATTATTGATTTCCTGCTCACCTTTTTCCCATACGATTTCAGAGGCTCCCTTTATATCTCCCCTGATATCGCGTAAATCATAAAGAAAATCAATGTTACTTCCAATATTGTCCATGCCATAATCAAAAATCAATGAAGCGAAGCATGAGCGATACGGTCTTGCGGTCTTACTTTTTTTAGCATGTGCTTTTATTGTTACACCAATTACTCTATCACTTCCTTTTCTCTTGTCCTTCGTGAGTGTTGAAAGCCATAAAACAGTGTGTGCATAGAAATCTAATGCCTTACCACCACTCCTTGTTTGCTCTTTAAACATAGAATCGATCTTATCTCTTGTCTGTGAAATGATAATCAATAATGCGTGTTTGCTTTCTGTCATTTCAGTTACATTCTTGAAGAATTCCTGCGAAAGAAACTTTGGTGTGCCCATTTGATAACTGCCCTTATCAAATTCCTTCCCAGCTTTGTATGCTTTAAATCTTTTATCACTTCTTTCCTGGATTTCCTTAGATGATAACCCATCGAGCGAATCCATTATATAGATACCAAATTGATTCTTTTTCAAGTTCTTAAGGAAGTCAAGATAGTTACAAAAGAATTCTTCAACTGTCCTGCTTTTCCTTCGCTCTTCTTCATTTTCTGGAATGATTTCTATACCATAAAGCTTTTTTGTGTCAAAAGTAAATCCTGATTCAGCATCGTCGTAACACCATGTAAAATCAAAATCTTTCTTGTATTTGTAATAAGATGCTGCTACAATCTCGCAAGCAAGAAATGTATTATGACTTATAAAACCATTTGCCCAAAATAAATGATCTTTTGGAATATGTACATCATACACATCTACGCAATCACTCTGTTCTTCTATTTTTATTATTGGATCATATGAATAGTTATTATTATATAATTGTTTATAAAAATCCATATCAATGATTTCATTAAACAAATCAAATTTTGTTATAAAATCATTCAATAATGAATATGTAATATTTTTTTTACCGGCGAAAAGAAATCGTGGCAATCTTCTTTTTTTTCCGTTCAAATAGATAACCCCATTTCTGCTCCAATTTAATTTATATCTAAGATTGGAAATATCATTTTGCATTTTACTTTTTAGATAAGGAATACTATTATATTCACTTCTTTTTTCTGCATGTTCTTTTATAGAAAGAACATCACTAAAATCATATTTTTTACTCCCCACTATTTGCACATATTTTTTTAAATCAATCCCACTTATATTCACTGAAAAATATGTATGATCATAAAATTTATCTTTTACTTTAGCACCATACTTTGATTTAAGTGTAGAAAAAATTCCCATATTAAACAACATAAGATGTACTTGATCCGCTAACTTTTCCGAAGCTGTATAATAATTCAGAGTATGGCTTCCATCTTTATAATAAGAATCATTATCTAATAATCCTTGTAAAAAAGAAGTTTGTATTTCTTTTGTCGAAGACAAAATGCAAGACGGCACATATTTATATCGTGCAGTATATTCACTCGGATTATCTAATAAATAATTTAAAAATTCAACAAATTCTATACTTTTGATAGTAACACCATCATATATATCAACAGCATCAATAAAAAAATTGTCATGTATTATTTTTTTAACATTTTCTCTACAATAGTCTTTGGTGCTCGAAATAGAAATAAAATTATTTGTTCTGCTTCCATCTGCTACATAATACCCCAAAAGAAGAGCAATCTCTTCATTCAATTTCTCAGGTATTTTTATTATTTTATAATTATTCGCAAATTTACTTCTTTCTTGTTTTCTATAATCAGAGAATGATCTTATAGAGCCGTATCTTTCTGTACCTCTACTTAAGACACAAAGATCACCATCTTTTAAAGATGATAATGACTTCATAACAAATTCATTATTTCTTGTATATATCATTATCTTATGATCGGGTGTTCCTTCTATTGAAAATCCATTTTGTGTTCTTATTTTTATTGTTTTTGTTACATTTTCTTTCCAAAATTTATCAGTAACATCTCTTTTATTTTGATCAACAGACACATTTGTCCTGTATACACTTTCACCATATCCAAATGTACTTCCAATATCATCTATTTTCTCTATACCATTATCAGTAAGAATAATGGCATTTCGTATACATTTGCCACTACTTTTGTCACCAACGAGATTTATTATCTTCCCACCTGGGTATCCATATCCTTCACCACCACCGACTACAAGATCGAGAAGATCAGAACCAGTGGGGAATCGTATTGCTTCCTTCTTACTCGGTGATTTTCTCAGTATCACTTCTTCAATAGATTGAACTTGTTCATTTACAACTTCCTGTTTCTGTTCAGGAACTATTTCTTGTTCTTTTCTTCTTCTACCCACGGCTTTATCTCCTTGTATAGAATATACCTTCGTTTACTTGTAATCTTTGTACTGATTTCATGCTCTCTTAAAATGCTATATATCTTACCTATTGGCAATCCTTCTTTTTCAGCTATTTCTTTAACAGCCATATACCCTTTGGGGATTACTGCTGTATATGTATTTTGAAAGAAAGCAAGCATTGCTTCCTTGTCATATTCCCAATGAAAATTATCTTTGCATTTTCTTGCAAAACCATTTCGAATACCGAGGACGATCAGGCTCACCTTTGTAAATGGCAAGCCTGATTCCCCAAGAACCCGAATGGCTTTTTTAGTTCTTAGCCATTCTGTCATTATTATTTGCCCTTCTTTTTGCTGTATGCTGCTTCGTCACAATCTTCCCACTTGACACACTTTTTGCAATCATCTGTTTTATCGCAGTCAGTGCCGAACTCATGGCCGTGAGGACAGTCATTTTCTTTTTTTGAAGATTCTTTTTTTCGATCTTCCTTTTTTTCTTCTTTGTCTGTTCTTTCATCTTCATCCTTTCTTTCGTTTCTCCTTTCCGCTCTATCATTGTTTTCTTCTTTTGCTTCGGTTTCATCCTCCCCATAGAGTATTCTTTCAAGCTCGTCAGCCGTATGAATAGTTATATATTCATCAAAGGAATGTGCTTCATCGATCATCTCATCAGTAACCTTTGTATCTCTGTCTCTGTCCTCAAATCTGAAAGACTCAAATTCAAGATATTCACGGCCATCTTTTTTAACTTTCACACCACGGAACTTTATTATCTTACCATCTTCCGGATCTGCAAAATCAATATGCTCTCCATATGCCCTTGATTCTGAAATCAAAGGTTCTTCGAAAAGGAAATGACTTACGCTGAATACCTGAATACCTTTTTTGGGGTCATCTGCATCAATGACATTATATACTACTCTTCTTGTGGCTTTCAATGCACCATACTCTTTTGTCATGCCCTTATCTTTATATTCCATTGCTTGCATACATAACGGGCATTTTTTATTATAATCCATCTTAAGACAAATGACTTCTGAATTTGCAGCACCAACATTTCTATGAATATGCACATCCATAAGATAATCGATATCTCCAATTTCCATTTTCCCAGCAACTACCATTGGATGTGATTTTGTCTTGATTTTGTAAGGGACAATTACAATTCTATTTGTCCCCTCTTTCGCCTTGTAATATTTCACATTCTCTTCTTTACCAAAATCGATAAATCCCTTTCTCATTCCTCCTCTGTCTTTTGTATTATACGAATGATCGTACCTCTTGTTAAGACTCGAATTCCTTGATTTCATTGTAATCCTCCAAATACAGCTATCGCTACTACGACTGTTATTATAACCATAATACAAATTATGGTGCTTGCCAAAATGTTATTGTGCTTCATTTTGTTTATCCTTATTCAATCTCCCGCGCATGTCCTGGGAATAATTATCACTATTACTATCTTTCCTCCCTTCCGGCTTGGAAAAATAATTTGATCCATACAACTTCACAAGATTATCAAGCATTGATTTCCTATGCCCCAATGCCTCAACTGCTGCTTCATATGTATATACTTCTTTTTGACTTACTCGCAACTTTTCTTCCAGTTCAACAATTTTGGGATTCGTATCAACAGCGGCACGAATAAGTCCTTCTGTTACTTTTCCACCAGGTGGGTTTTTTCTGGTTTCAATTTCTGTCTGTGCATACGTAAGACTTACTTCATTTTTAAGCTTATCACGATTGCCCTTTGCTTCTGTCAATTTATCAGACCAGTAATTATATAATACTGGTTGAATCTCACAATCCTCATCAAGCTTAAATCGATTGATTTTAATGTCTTCTTCAAAATTGCCTTGTAATTTATCCATTATTTATTTTCTCCTACACATATATTATATCGTTTAAACACAAATCTTTTTAAAAATCTAAAATTATTTTTATTCTGCACTCCAAACCTGAAAACAAGCCAAAGTTACACCAGGAATACCACTGTCATAAAATGGCTCTGAAAAGAATTCAAGTGCAAGTGCTGCTTTTCGATTCATCTTCCCACCAAGCAATACACTATTCATATAACCTAACACCATTCTCCTAATCTTTTCAGGCTCTTCTTTCACTGTTTTGATTATGCCAGCAATATCACCCCAATCACTTTTACCAATTAAAGCCCTGCATAATTCAATAGCTTCAACCGATGATTCTTCCCCAATACCCTCTTCCCGTACAAGCTTCTTTGCTTTTTCTTTTTCTACGCCAATCAATTTTTCGAATATCACAATTGCCTTACGTGGGGAACCTTCACAATTTTCTGATATCAGTTCTATTACTTCTTTATCTACCCCTGCTTCTTCTTCACGATTGATCTTAACAAGCAATCGGTATATCTCTTTTTCTTCAAGCGGTTTAAAATTAAAAATAGTGCATCTGTTTTTGAATGCTGTTATAAGTTTCTGTGGGTCTGTTGTACACATAAAGAAATAAACATGATTCGGGGTATCTTCCAATGATTTCAATAAAGCATTTTGAAAATCCTTACTTGTTTGATGCAACTCATCAAGAATAAATACTGTTGAATCGCCTTCAAACGGCAATCCTTTCATCTGCTCTATAATCTGCCTTGCTGTATCAATACCTCGATTGTTTGATGAATTGACTTCTACAACAGCAGAATTTATCGCATTCAGTTTTTTTGCACATATCCTCGCTGCCGTTGTTTTTCCACATCCACTCGCACCAGTGAAGAGAAAGACATGTGGTCTGTCCTTTTTCTCAATTGTGGATTTGATACTTTCAATCGTTCCCTCATTACCATACATTTCGCTGAAATCATTCGGTCTGTACTTCTGATAAAGATTCATTCTCTTATTCTCCTTTAATCTTTTCCATTTCTGACCAGTCACCATTTATTTCTGATCGTTCTTTCTCTATTGTCAATGGAACGGTGATCCATTCCCAATATTCCCTTATCTTTTTAGTTCCGTAATCAATCACAAGATTATCTATTTCTTTCTCATCATCTGGATGGATATCTCCAAGAATAGCATCATGAATTTGCCCAATTAAAAAGCTATTCTTCTTATTCTCTATATTTTTTGATACCTGAATAAACGTCCATAGAAGAAAATGAAAAGCCGTGCCCTGTATTCTATAATTCAGAACTTCATTCTTCTTCATCGGGCCATAACAACGGAATCCAGTCAATAAATCCACATATCCATTTCTTTCATATTCTGCATATGTTTGTTTCTTCCATTCAGCATAAACAGGGAACTTTACTTTCCAAAACTTATTTTCAACTTCCCGAAGGTGTTCTTCAAAATCCCTAAATATTTTTATTCCTTGATCATATAAATGTTGCTTGGATTCCTCTGGCATTTTCTGCCAGAATTCAGGGGCAATCAATTCATAATATGATCCATAGAATTCAGCAAACACAAATAGATTCTTTGCTAAATATCTTTCCGTTTCTGTTATTTTTTCTCTGTCCTGTAAAAATATTTCAACGGCCTGGTCTGTATGCATATTTGATTTTGGATTTTTAACATACGCTACAAGATTTGGATCATGATGATAACAGCACGATGCGACAACTTCACACTGCTTATAATCATATTCAATCAATCTATTATTGATTCTTGGAATTATCAATGATCGTACTATTTTCTTTGTTAATTTATCCCTCTTCGGCACGTTTTGTGGATTCGGAGCTGACGCAGAACTTCTGAAGGTATCAACAGTATGCAAATTATAAAATGGATGCAAAAATCCATCAACCAATTCTCTTTCATATTGAGCAATATATGTATTCTTTACCTTGTCCCACTTTTTATATTTTAAAATATCTTTCACAAACGGTAAATCAATTGTTTCTAATACCTTTTTATCTGTTGCCTTATTTCCTTTTTTGGTTATCTTTCCAGATTCAACATTGAGAATATTAAATAACATATATTCCAATTGCTTGCCACTGCGAGGATTAAATTTCTCTTTCTTTACTTTCTTCCACTTTGCAACCTCTTCACTATTTTGAATCTTTTCTTCCAATAACTTTATATGTCGTGTACATTTATTTTTTTCTTGCTCTGCCTTTTCTACATTCATTCTTATACCGGCTTGCCCTGCTTGTAAAAGATGATCGGTTCCTTCCATAAATAAAGAATATCCATTAAATTGAGGATTCCCCTCTGTCAATATTTCTTTTTGAATCTCATAAATCTTGTATGTAAATAATGAATCATAGCCGTCATAAACCAATAGATCATCTAAAGGTGCTTTCTCAATCAGATTAAATCTATTATCTGATTTTTTATTCTCCCCAGGCTTTAATCCTGTTATAAATTTATCAACTGTTTCATCATAAGAAATTATCCCCAATCGAATATACGACCAGAATTTAAGTGTCAATGCCTTTTTATTATGAATACAATGTTGTGCAAGCATCGTATCCCATACCCAATTTATTACCTTATGACCCAATATTGTTTCCGTCCACATCTCTTCAAATTTATAATTTTGAGCAATCTTACCAATATTAGGATTCATCATCAGTCTTCGCCATTCTTTTCTGAATTCATCGTGATTAAAGAATGGAAAAGCAACAGCAGAATTTCCATCAGACAATGACACCGAAACTATTTTATGTCCTTTTCTATGTGGTTTTATTCCTGTTGTTTCATAGTCAAAAACAAGCAATTCTTTTTCTTTATATGAACGAATATGATCAATTGCATCATCGGTATTTTTTACAATAGAAACACATTCCTCATAATTCCATCTTGATACCTTTTCACTGATCATTGTATCAATAATTTTTTTCAAATCTCTTTTATAGTTTTCTTTCAGCACCTTATCTTTTTCATTTCGCAAAAGAAATGCTGGGTGATATAATACACCAACCCATTTCTTTAAATTCTGATCTGGTATTACTTCGCCATTCCAATTGAAAAAAGAAATGTTTGATATCCTGCCCTTTATTCTATCACCCAATAATCCTTGTAATGCAACACTACCCAATAAAATTATTCCAATCGGGTTTAATTCTTCAATAGTCTTGAACAATTCCTTCTTACAACAATCGATCTGAAAAGGCGTTGGTGTTTTATTTTCAGGAGGTCTACATCTTATGACATTGGTTTTCCAAAAATGTTTATCAAGATCGAATCCAATTTCTTTTAGAACAGATCGCAGTAATTGCCCTGATTCCCCTATCAACTGTATTCCTTTTTCGTCTTCTGATTTTCCAGGAGCCTCTGCAATTATCAATATTTTCAATTTACCTTCCCCAGTATACTTCATTCTTGGGGAGTGACAAGTTTTATATAGCACACAAGTCTCACACGAATAATTTAAATTTGATTTTTGGTTTTTATTTACTTCCTCTATTTTCACATCGTTATTATCTGAGAAAAAGCCATAGAATTTATCAGCCATTTATTTTCCTTTTCATAAAATTAGCCGGAACAGCCGAGGCGAAAAACTGATTCCGGCTTTAAGATTTTGGGTTCACTCCTTATCAGTGTTTACATCTTTTATGGTGGTCCATTCAATTGCCCCTAATTCTGCATAGGAACAATAAAATAATCTATTTCAATCCCCACCTTTGTTTTTCCAAATATATGTAAAGGAAAGGGATTTTCATCCACAAAATCGAATTCCATTTCTGCTTCGAAATCAATTGCATTCAATATCTTATTAAAATATTCGCGTTTGTATAGATTATTACATTTCTTGCTTTGTCCTTCCTTAAGAACACTTTCGTACACATTATGATATACGTCATCCTCTCCTTCAATAACAAGATTATTTCCCTTATTCGAAAATTTAATCTTGTCACAAAAATCAATAGATGAAATTGTCTTTTTGAAATTCTCTAAGACTTCTACATCCAATTTGAAATTGATTTTGTCTTTTGAATACAATGAAGTCAACTCATCTTTCGATTTTGAAATACTCTCCAATACAGAAATTTCCCCAAGCTTCCATTCAAGCTTTGAGCGTTTGTTTTTGAATACAACCGAATTCTCTATCAGTTCAAATCCCTCGAATGTATTCCCCCCAATAATCTTCAACAGACTTGTGACATTCTGCAAGCCAATAGATTGTGTAAGTGTTTTGTCATCAGTTTTGGCAAATATTGCCACCATACCAAATCTATCCTTCGCTTTAACCGATACACCATCACCACCTACTTCCAGAACAATATCATCAATTGTTCCGTTAAGATTTACTCTCTTCAACAATTCAATAATCTTTTCCATTATTCTCTCCTTAATATTTTAAAAAAATGATTCTTCTATATTCTTACCATCTATTGTTTTTTGAAACTTTTGTATCTTTGTAGTTTCAACATTCCTACAATTATTTACAGCTGCCTCAAAATATGATTTTTTTAATTCAATTCCTATTCCTTTTCTGTTATTTCTCAAAGCAACATATACTTCCGATCCTATACCTAAAAACGGAGTTAATATTGTTTCACCAGGATTAGAATATAGCTTTACACAACGGTCTATGGTTCCTAATTGTAATGGGCATATATGTTTTTCATCTTTTTCATCTCTTGCTTTACTATAACGCAAAGTGTCAGATTCACTTATACCCGTCCATAATCCATTTGCCCAATTTATCCATGTTTCATTATCAATTTCCCCATTTTCTACAGGAAGTACCGGAATTTTAGTTTCACCCGGCTTCTTAAAAATCAAAATCTGATCAACTAATGCAGGACGCGAATCAGAGGAATCTCTTCGTAATTGTACAAATAATAAAGCCTTTGATTTTGTTCGAATCGCCTGTGCTTGTGGATTTTTTGAAATAAAACACCGGCCATGAAATACCCATCCATTTTTTTCATGTAATCTTATCACTTCCCCAGGAAAATCTTTTATTCCAATATATCCATCTTTATGTAGCATAGCCGGAATATCTGATGTATGTACACATGACAATCTTCCTATTTTTGTTACACGCAATAATTCTTGAACAATAAAACCGTAATGCTCATAGAATTGTTCTGCTGATGTACAATTTCCAAGATCCCGTACACTATCCGTATATGTAAAAAGGTCAACAAATGGCGGGGAATATACAGATAAATCTATAGAATCATTTTCTATTTTCTTAAGTTCTTCACACGAATCACCCATAATCAATTTATAATTTTTTTCTTCAACAATAATAGAATTACCTTCCTTTTGTTCTCTTTCTGTTTCAATCATCTTTAATTCCCCACTTTCATATTTCTTTATATGGTCTATCAATCCTTTTTTCAACCGTTCTGCCTGAATTTCCTTTCTCATAATATTATTATAAATTGGAATTTCTGCATCAGTAATTATTATATACACATTTACTTGTTCTTTTTGCCCGTATCTCCATTCTCTTCTAATTGCTTGATAGTGCTGTTCCCAACTATCATTTAATCCAAAAAATATCATATAATGTGCATTCTGAAAGTTAAGACCGAAACCCCCTATCTTACTTTTAGTTAACAATATCTGATATTTATTATCCTGGAAATCTTCAAATGCCTTCGCCTTAAATTCAATTGAATCTTCCCCGCATACCTCAATAACATTTTCGATTTCCTTTTTTATCATCTTGCTTTCATCATTCAAATAACACCATATAATACATTGCTCATTACCTATTTCTTTTAATATCTCTTTTAATGTGTTGAGTTTTAACAACATTGTATCTCTTTTT